CGGTGCGCCGTCATAGATCGCTTTTTCCGCCTTGTAATTCGCAATGGCCCGCTTCATCTCATCCCGCATAAGCGCGGTAACAGTCGTTGCCCACGCCATGCCCCGCTTGAAGACCTGCGAGAAGTCCCGGTCAATCAGGGTTGTCTCGCCATCCTTGTAGAGCAGATTGTAGGTGATGGTGTATTTGCCATCACTCACAAGTGTTACGGATTTCTTTGTGATTGTGGTCGATAGGGCCATTTTACGTCCTCACCAATTTTACTGAGCACCCACCGCCCGACGTCAGGAAGGGGGCCAGCATTTGATCGATTGCCCTGTACCTTGTGGCCTGTGGCGAGCTTTTGTCGTACTCGACTTCTATGGGTCCGACCTTCTCCCTGGTCACGCCTTGAGTCAAATCCGGGGCCAAATCAGCCGAGCTTGCTTTTAGGGCCAGCTCCGCGCAGGCCCGCTTGATCGCCTCGGGGATGGTGTCATACCCAACCGACCAGCTATCGACCACCACGCCCTGCCGAGGCCAGTCAAGCGCCTGTGTTTCGGTGTATTTCAGCCCCTGCCAGCGGGAGCGGTAAACGGCGTCAAGGTACTCGGTCGCCTTCCGCAGGGCCGCCTCCCTGAGTGCATCGGTTGCCAAGGCCGCCCATGCGGTGTTATTCCGTGCCGCGTGGTATGCGGTCGCCTCGGCCACTGTGGTATAGGTTTCGGCGGTAGATAGCCCTGCCCCATCCTCGACTACGATAGCCATAGCTTGCCTCTTAATAAGGCGGGAGTTACCCCGCCCTTAAAGGTTAGTAAGTTGCGTAAGCATCCGCAAAGACGGTGTAAACGTTAGGGTTTGCGTCCGTCTCGTACCAACTGTGTATGTTTGTCAGCTTGTTCGCGCCGTCCACGGTCAAGGATGCTTGCGGTACGCCGCAGCCGATCAATGTCACTTCACAGGCAACCGCGCCCACAACGGTCAGGCCGCCAATGAGCCGATAACCCTTGAATCGGAAACGGTCATCCGTTGATTCGGTGATGACGGTCACAAGACCCTCGATGGTGTCGCCGTTGCCGTCTGCGTACACGCGGATTGCATCACCCGCCGCGCCGCTTCTGTTGATGTCAATAGAAGATCCCGAGTCCGCGCCGGTAGAGAAGTTTTTCAGATAGAGGTTAATCCTCTTGCCCACGCTGGCATTGTCAACCTGGAGGCCGACAAGATCCCCGTGATCCAGCTCGATGTTCTCAAGGGTGGCCGACCATGTGCCCGATGCCGCTGCGGGGTCAATCCCGATGACATGGGTGATGCTCGCTGAAGAGGAGATAACCGCTTTCCCGTTCGGACATATAAGCTCAACGCCGTTCACGTCCGGCCAGACCACCGCCGCCGCTTCGTCGTAGTCCCCCGCGTCAATGATAACGCGCAACCGGGAGGTTGTGACTGCCGCAAAGGCTTTTGTCAGAGTGGCATAAGGGGACTCTTCCGTACCTATGCCGTCGTCATCGCTGCCGTTTGTTTTGACATAGATTGACCCTTCCGAGGACGAATCAACGGGCGCCGGGGATTCAATCGCCGTTGTCACGGTTCCGAGAGTACACGAGATTTCGAACCGCTCAACCTCCGCATACGGGCCAAAAGTCAAGTCGGCGCCTGCAATGGATGTAGAGGATTGAGCATCCCCCCCACCGGGCAAACGTGGGAGGCGCACGCATAGCCCTGTTGTGCCTGAAGGGTTCGTAAGCGTCAGGACCTGCCCGGCGGGAAGAGATACGGTCGTTTTTTCAAAAGGATAAAGAATCATTTTTTCACCTTCCTATTCACCGGCTTTGTCGTCGGATTATGCTTGATGGGTTCTGCGGGAGGATCGCCCGCATCGATCTGGATGCCAGGGCCGGGCTCGCCTTTCATTTCGGCGTCCTTGCCCTCGATATATTCAATGTCCCCCGCCTTCATCCGGTCCTTGAACTGGATGAAATACCCTAGGGGATGTGCAGGGTTGGCGCTGGCAATCTTTACAAGTTCGCTTTCCATGTTGGTCTCCTTGTCAAGCGGGAACGGTCATTGTCAGGCCGTTCCCGCTATGTTGGTTTAGGCTCCCGCAAGGATCGCGATGTGCTCGGTTTTCACCGCTTTCACGCCCCAGGCGATTGAGACTTCATATTGCACCTGCCGATACTGCATGTACTTCGAAACCTCAAAGCTGAGACCGCTTCTCGGGTCGGTGATCGTGGTACGATCAACGGCGAGATCCCCGCCCTCGGGGAGCGCAGGCATACGGGTTGCCAGGACGATAGCCGAGCGAGCGAAGGCTAAACAACGGCTTCCGGCTGCCCTTACGGCAATGGCGCAGTTGTTGGCGGTGATTGCCTTCAGTAGTCCGGGGGCTGCGATGGTGAGGGCTCCACCGCTGACAGCGGGAATAAGAGTTGTGTTGACGTACTGTGTGGTTGTGTCGCCGGTGTTGGCGATGGTCACAAGGTCGCCCGCCAGAACGGTCCCGGTTCCGGCTGCCGCCAGAGTCAATGCCGTCGCGCCCTTGGAATAATCGGCAGTATCGAGGGTTGCGCTGTCTTCGGTTCCTACGCTGTCAGGCGTGACAACCTGCGCGGATTCGCGGATTTTGAACCCGTGAATGTCCAGCAAAACGCCCTGTCGGAGTAGGTCGGTTCCGCCTGCTTCGTTTGCCTTGGAAAGCTGGGTGAGGCTGCGTAAGGCTGCGCCCGCCGAGGTGTCGATAACCAACTGAAGGTCTGAAGTGGGAGCACCATTGTCAACAAGGATCTTGCGGACGTTTGCGGCATCATCCAGTCCATCGCTGAAAAGGGTAGTCGCATGGGGCACCACGCCACGGGAAGCGTACTTGTAAAGCCCCCCGAGGTCGGCTTCAATCTCGTTGGTCAGGGTCCGCATGGCCTGTGCAAACTGGTCAACCAGGATCTGAGAAACGCCCGGTCCACCAAGGCTGTTCATCTGCATGCTTTCTTCACCCTGCCACCTGATCGGCACGCGTCTTGATTTGGTGATTCCGAGGCTGATATTCCCGATGGTCTGTTCCCCATCATCCGGGGGAACGGCACGGGCCACGAGGTCACTCGCGGTTGCTGCCGGGGCGACAAAAGATCTGACCGTCTGTCCGATTGCGGCACGGGCAAGCTGTGAATCTCTGGTTACGGCGGGGATAAACCCCACCAACTCCCTGGACACTGTGTCAAGGGCCAGGTAAAGCGTGGGAATAAGGTTTGTCAGGGTATTCCCGGTTGAAGCGTCTCCGTATGCCATGATATTTTCTCCTTTTTCTGTGTTTTTTGGTCAATAAAAAAGCCGGGCTCAAAGGTATTGCTTGCCCTTCAGGCCCGGCTTCGCCGTTTGCTGCTCGTTTGCTGTCTCCCTTCAGGAAACAGCCCAATTTTCAAAAGAACTTATATTTTAACCGGCGGTTAGGGTGCCGCCGTCTTTGGTAAATGCCATCTTGCCCGTTGCGTCAAGGGCGTCAAATGCGGTTCTGGTCATAGTCTTGGCCTGCGCTCCACCGCTTCCCCCACCGTTCGCCCCGCCTCCCGAATTGGCCGGCGCATCCACAAAGGCTTTGCCTTCGTCGCCCTTCGCCCATTCAGTGACGAAATCCTTCAGGAGTTTGTCTCCAACCTTGGCGGTTCGGGTTTCGCCCTCCGCCGTCAAGACCACCTGCCCCGCGAGCATGGCTTTTGCCGCCTTCAGATAGCTCGGCTTTTTTACGCCCGCTTCAAGCAGGGCTTGGGAAAGGCCGTTGTCGACCAGAAGGCTGTGGGCAACTTTCGATTCGGTTTCGTATGCCTTCTTGATCTTCTCGGCTTCGGTCTGCGTCAGCTTCAGGGCCTTGGTCGATTCCGTCAGCTTTGCTTGGGTCTGCTCAAGCTCGGTCTGCAAAGCCTGATGGTCCGCCGGGTCGATGGTTGCGCCCTGCTGGGCCTTCTTCAGCTTTCCGAGGAGTTCTTTGTTCTTCTCGGTCAATCCCGCTGTGGCCTCTTCGACTGCCGCGTCAACCGCTTCCTTGATCGCCTTTTTTACTTCGGGGTCTGTCAGGTCTGCCATTCTGTTGTCTCCTTTGGAGGTGTTTGTGGGCTTTGCCCTGGTTTAGCCACCCGTAAGGTGGCTCTGTTTGTGCCAGTTTGACAAAATAATAATCTTTGTCACCAACTTTATTTTTAATGTGAATAAATGCGGGAAGTTGCGCCGCTATTTCTTGTCATATTTCGCCCGAAGTTGGTTAAGGGCTAGAGGATTCCCCTGGAAATCAAGAAGCTGGGGAAGCGTCAATTTGCCATCAAGAAACAGCCTCGCCCGGCCAGGGCCGAGAAGATCATCGACATAGGCGGTGGGTTTGGACTTCAACCACTCTGCCATTGTGATGTCCGCCCGGACTTGCCCTTCGTCACTGGCGCGGGTGCCGGTGGGCGGCTCATCGATGTCAACGCCGAGCTCGCGGAAGGTCTTGGTGATCGGGACCAGGACTGACCGGCAGTTGAAGTGCCGGGGTGTTCCCCCGTTGAACGGGAGCTTTGTTCCCATGATCGGCTTTCCTTCCAGGTCCCACGAGGCCCCGGAGTAGGCAATACAGACTTTTGATGTGTGTCCATCGAGAACGCTTAGCTGCCTCACGCCCTT